ATGATGGATTTCGACCTGACCGAATGGGCCGCCGCCTGCGACTCCTTCTTCGAGTTCACTGAGCGCAACGCGCGCATCGTCGCCGCCTACCGCGTGCTGGCCGAGCTTCTACCTGACAACGACAACGGTTCCGAGCTGTGGGAACGGGCGGTGCAGGCATGAAGACCGCCGAAGACTACGAACGCGAGTTCGAGCAGGCTGCCGCTGCCGTGCAGGCGAAGCAGACCGGCCGGGGCGCGTTGCGCGTCGTGGCGAGGGGCGATCATGTCGAGATGGAAAGCTATCTCGACCCTCTGGACGAACCACTAGACCGCCCGGCCAAGCCGAAGCGCCAGGCCAAGTTTAGCGCCCCCGAACTGTGGGACATGCACTTTCCCCCCGTGTCGTGGATCGTGCCCGACTACATCGCCGCCGGTCTGACGCTGCTGGTCGGAGCCCCGAAGCTGGGCAAGTCCTGGTTGTCCCTCGATATCGCCCGCGCCGTGGCCGAGGGTGGGTTCGTGCTGGGTGATCGGCACTGCGTCCAGGGATCGGCCCTCTATGCCGCCCTGGAAGACCCGCCGCGCCGCCTGAAGGACCGCCTGCGCCGCGTATGCGTCAACAAGCCGACGAACGCCCTGACCATCTGGACTGAGATGCGGATGCTGGACGCTGGCGGGCTGGACGACCTGCGTGACTGGATCGCACAGGCGGACAACCCTCGCCTGATCGTGCTCGACGTGCTGAACAAGGTGCGCGCCGCGCCGATGAAGGGAGAGGCGCCCTATGCCTACGATTACCGCAGCGTGGAGGGGCTGAAGGAACTGGCCGACGAGTTCAACATCGCCATCGTCGTCGTGCACCACACCCGGAAAGCTGAGGCCAGCGACAAGCTGGAGAAGGTCAGCGGAACGAACGGCCTGCCCGGCGCTGCTGATACGACGATCATTCTCGACCGCGATGGCGAAGGCGTCACCCTGTCAGGCCGGGGGCGGGACATTGAAGAGTTCGAGACGGCGCTGGAGTTCGACAAGGACACCTGCCGCTGGCGCGTCCTGGGCGATGCCCGCGAGGTCAGGGTGTCCGACGAGCGCAAGGCGATCCTGGAGGCGCTGGCGGGTGAATGTGAGCCTGTCGGGCCGAATGTTATCGCTGATGTTAGCGGGCTGGCCAACGGCAACGTCCGCTATCTCCTGCACAAGATGGCCAAGGCGGGTGAGGTCCAGAAGGTCGGGCGAGGCAAATACCTGCATCCTGATACTACCCCCCCTAACATCGCTAACAACGCTAACATTGGGGAGGACGAAGCGTGAACGGTCCCCCTGTCATTGTGAGGGGTGTTAGCGATGTTAGCGCCCCCCACACCCTGCGCCTGATCGCGGACAAGGTGCGGCGCCTATCGCCCTCTCACCGCAACCCGGAACGCTTCCATGAGGACAAGAGCGAGATAGAGCGCGACCTGCGCCGTCTGGCCCGGAGGGTGGGCAATGGCTGACTGGCCGTATTCAACCGCCCGGTGGCAGCGCCTGCGCAAGGCCAAGCTGTCGGAGAGCCCATTGTGCGAGACGTGCGAGCGTCGCGGCCGGAAGGTGGAAGCGCAGCACGTTGACCACATCGTCGCCATCGCAGCGGGCGGGCCTGCCTTCCCGGTGATGGATGGACTGCGTGCCCTGTGCGCGTCGTGTCACTCGATCAAGACCAATGCGCTCGACCGTGCTGGCGGCAAGGGCGTCGCCATCAAGGGCTGCGGCGTGGATGGCCTGCCGCTCGACCCCGACCATCCGTTCCTGACCGGAGGGGATACCCCCCTCGAAGGACGAGGAGCTGTCGCTCAAAGACCGGCCGCCCATACGGCTTCGCAGTTAGTTCGGGATTGGGGCGTCTGATGGGGCTGCGTGGACCCGGCGCCAAGCCGATGAAGAAGAAGGCCGTGGAGGCCGTTCAGGAGCCCGTGGGGCCGCTTCCGTGGGAGGTTGAGGGGATGTCCCGCGTCGAGCGGGTGGTGGCCTTCCTGGAGTTCCTGCCGGTCACGACGGGCGCGCTTGCTGGAACGACGATGAAGGTCCGGCCGTGGCAGCGCGACTTCCTGGAGGCTGTCTATGGCGTGGACGGCGACGGATCGCGGCCGGTGCGGACGGCGGTGCTGTCGATGGCGCGCAAGAACGGCAAGACCGGCATCGCGGCTGGCCTGGCCCTATGCCACCTGTCAGGCCCGGAGGCCGAGCCTCGCGGTCAGGTCTATTCGGCGGCGAACGACCGGGCGCAGGCGGCGATCCTCTACAACGAGATGGCGGCCATCATCGCCCAGGTGCCCTTCCTGGACGAGCGGGTGAGTCTGCGGCGTCACGCGAAGGAGATGGAGGACTTTGAGAACGGGTCTGTCTATGCGGCCCTGTCGGCCGACGTGCCCGGCAAGCACGGCCTGAGCCCGTCGTTCGTGGTCTATGACGAGCTAGGTCAGGCCCCTAAGCGCGACCTGCTGGATGCGCTGGATACGGCGATGGGCGCCCGCGCCGAACCCCTGATGCTGGTCATCTCGACCCAGGCGGCGGATGATCTGGCGCCCATGTCGGAGCTGATCGACTACGGCCAGCGGGTGACGGCCGGCGACATTGACGACCCGTCGTTCCACCTGACGCACTACGCCGCGCCCGAGGACGCGGACCCGTGGTGCCCTGAGACGTGGAAGCTGGCCAACCCTGCCCTTGGCGACTTCCGCTCGCTGGAGGACGTAGCGCGGCAAGCCGCCCAGGCGCAGCGCATCCCGTCGAAAGAGGCCGCGTTCAAGAACCTGATCCTCAACATGAGGGTGGCCGCTGAGACGAAGTTCCTGCCGCTGTCCGAATGGAAGGCGTGCGGTGCTGACCTGCGGCCCGACCTGGAGGGCAAGCCTTGCTGGCTGGCGCTGGACATGGCCGCGACCCGTGACCTCACGGCGCTGGTGGCCGTCTTCCCGGACGACGACGGCGGCGTTGACGCTATGGCGCAGTTCTACCTGCCGGGCGACGGTCTGGCGGATCGCGGCGAGCGGGACCGGGTGCCCTATACCGTCTGGCGAGACATGGGGTTCCTGACGGCGACGCCGGGAGCGGCGACTGATCCCCGTTTCATCGCGGCGACGGTGGCGCAGCTCTGTTCGCGGTTCAATGTGCAGGCGCTGGCCTATGACCGCTGGCGGATCGAGACGTTCAAAATGGCGCTTGCCGACGAGGGCGTCACCGATCTGGAGATGATCGAGCACGGCCAGGGCTATCGGGACATGGCCCCGGCAGTGGACATTCTGGAGCGCATGGTGGCCGAGCGGAAGCTTCGCCACGCGAACAACCCCGTCCTGACGTGGTGCTTGTCCAACGCGGTGGTGACGAAAGACCCGGCAGGCAACCGCAAGCTGGACAAGAGCAGGGCCACAGGCCGCATCGACGGCGCCGTGGCCCTGGCGATGGCGTTGCACGCGATGGAGATGAAGCCGCGAGAAGAGGCCTGGGAACCGTGGGTGGATGCGGCTTAGCCGTAGGGGTTCGGGTCGCTATCAGGGGGCCAGGGCAGGCCCTCGCGCCGGGCGCGCTGTTCGATGGCAGACGGCCCCTGATAGCCCCACCACGGATGAAGCGGGTCTAGCGGCTCGCCTTTAATATCGCATCCGCTCTTTTCGTCGCCCGTGGGAGGCTCAATGGAAAGCGCGGCCTCGACCTGAGCGCCGACTGCGCCCGCTGGGCCGAGGCGAGCCGCTGCGTTCTCATCGCCGTGCATCTTGAGCAGCCAAGCGTCGCGCCAACGCTGAATCTCTTCCCGGCGTTCGCTATTCACCGGCTTCACCTAACAAGGGAGGAAGGGTCTTCACGCCTCGAGACGCGACAGTCCGACCCCACGCGTGTTCCAACAGCTTGCGGATAGCCTCTGGCCGAGAGAACCGTCCGCCATCTTCCTCGATCCAGTCGTCAAGGCGCTGGAGCTGATCGGGCTGTAAACGGACGCCTATGAGCGTCCCCTTGCCCGTCGCCGGGCGGCCTCTTGATTTTCTGTTATCACGGCTTGACGTCATGGTTAAAGTGATAACATAAAAGACGGACCGAGCAAGCGCTGGAACGCTTCGCCCGGCCCTAACCGCAACCGATCCTTAGGAGATCAGGTCATGGCTGAACACGCCAATAGCACAACTGCGCCCAGTGGGCAGATCGTTACTTTTCCACGCGCCTGTCGCCCCCCTCTTGATTCTGGCCGCCTTAATGCAGGCGACCCCCTCCCGGCAAACGTCGCTTGGCTGCGGGCTCCGCACGTTGTGCAGCGGGATTACACGGCAACATCAATCCTGTTGGGCGCGATAGTCAGCACTTTGACTCCCAAGCAGTTTGCCAAACTCACCGGAGATTTGCGCGCGCGCTGGCTGGCGGGAGACCACAGGGCGATGGCCGCGTTCAATCTGGGCGTGGAAGGCGCTTACGTGCAATGACCGTCGTCGCCCTCGATCCCGCCCGCACCTTCCGCCTGCGCCAGCGACTGGAGCGCGCCGTGGAAACCGCCATCGCCGCGCTCGACGCCCTAGATGCCGAGACTGAGGACCTGGAGGACGGCCACGACCAGGAATGGATCGATGAACGGGAACGGGAGGGGTATTACTGACCCATTGGTGAAAACTCCGTTGACAGTCGCGCGGCCTCATGGGACAAATCTCCCATGATGGAGATTGACCTGTGAGCGCCACGCCTGGACAACTGAAAGCGAAGGTCGCGGAGCTGTTCAAGCTCCCGGCCAACGCTGTCGATTACCCGTGGCGAGTGCTGCGCGAGGCGGGATTCGTGACCAAGGGCGGGCGCGGCGCAAGCGCAGCAAAGGTAACGCCTCACGATGCCGCCTTCCTTCTGATCGCAGTGGCCGGGCCGTTGCCTGCTGCTGATGTGCTGACCTCGGCGCTCCGTTACGGTGGTCTGCCGCTGCGCGATTCCAGCGTTGAAGGCCCAGACCTGCCGGAAGTGATCGCCTCCGCTGATACCTTCGTGGATGGGCTGGCGGGCCTGATAGCTGCGGCCGGCGATGGCACCCTGGAAGAGTATCGCGCCGCCATCGTGCGCAAGCCTGAATCTGATCCCCGCGTCCCCGGTCACTTCGGCATCGAAGTGACGCTCTACGGCGCTTACCCGCAGGCCGGTTTCCGAGTTTACGGCTCTAATGGACGCGCCGAGCGTCACTATAGCGCCCTGCCGACTGATCTGGACGCCCTTCAGTCTTGGGAAACAACCCAGCCCGGCGACGACAGCGACCTGTCCACCGTCAATCGTTTCAGCGGCCGCACGATTAGGGCGCTTGGCCAACTGATCGGAAGCGCCAAGTGAGCGCCGCATCCCCCTTTGCCGTCGTGAGACGCCAATTCCCCGCGCCCGTCCTGGGCCTGATGGAAACCCCCGCCGTCGTGAGACGCCCTTTCCCCGTGCCCTGCGTGGGCCTGATGGAGCTACCTACCTATGCGTAATCTGCCCGCCCTCCGCGAAAAGCGAGCCGCCAAGCGCGACGCCCTCAAGGCGATCGTGACGAAGGCGGAAAACGACAACCGCGACCTGACCGCCGAAGAGACGCAAGCCTTCGATGCTGGCCAGGCCGAAATCCGATCCCTCGATCAGCAAATCCAGCGCGCCGAGTTTTTGGCCGAGGACGAGCGCCGCGCCGACGCCGATCCGGTGGACGGTTCTGGCCGTCCCCGTGAGCTGCGCAACTACAGCCTGGCCCGCGCCCTGCAAGGCTCGATGACGGGCAAGATCACCGGCCTGGAGGCTGAGGTTCACCAAGACCTCGCTCGCGGCCGGGAGACGCGCGGCGTCATGGTCCCTACCGAGATCCTGATGGAAGCCCGCGCCCTGACCACGACGACCCCGGCGGGCGCCGCTGGCGGCAATCTGGTCCCGACCTCCCTCTATCCCGTCCGCGATCACCCGCGCCCCCGCCTGCTGGTGGAGAGCATGGGCGCCACGGTCCTGCGCAACCTGACCGGCAACATCGAACTGCCCCGCCTGTCGGATAGCGGTTCAGTGTCGTGGGTCGGTGAACATGAGGCCGTCACCCGCTCTGATCCCAAGTTCGCCAAGCAGGCGATGGGTCCGAAAACCGTGGGTGGCGAATACGAGATCAGCCGCCGCATGATCCTGCAATCGGCCGAAAGCATCGAAGACCTGCTGCGCCGCGACCTGGGCCAACTGCTGCAACAGGCGCTCGATAAGGCCGCCATCGCTGGCGCCGGTGGTGACGAGCCGGTGGGCATCCTGAACACGCCGGGCGTGCTGGCGGTGCCGCTGGAAGGCTCCCTGGCGGACACGACCAATGAGATGATCGCCGCGCTGGAGCTGGACGACCTGACCGGCACCACGGCCTTCTTGACGAACCCCGGCGTCATGCGCCTGGCGCGTCGCCAGAAGGACGCGGACGGCCACACCTTCAGCCTGGCCGAACTGTTCCACGGCCAGCGGGTCGAACAGACGACCCAGGTGCCCAACAACCTGGGCGACGACGAAGACCTGAACGCGCTGATCTACGGCATCTGGTCTGAACTGGTCATCGGCTACTGGTCGGGCGTCGATATCCTGGTGAACCCGTATCACAGCGACGTGGCCTCGAAGGGCGGCGTCCTGATCCACGCCTTCCTCGACGCTGACGTGGCCGTGCGCACCCCGGACGCCTTCAAGAAGGCTCTGGTTGCGGCCAACAGCTTCGCCCCGGTGGTCCCCTAATGGCTGGGCTCGCTCCTGAACGTCGGTCCGCTCCGGTCGAGGTCCGCGCTCGCGGCCGTCGGCTGGAGGGCTACGCCGCCCTGTTCGGGGTGCGAGCCCGGATCGGCACGACCGATGAAGAAATCCGGCAGGGGGCCTTCGCGGGCTCCCTGACCGCACGTCAGGACATTCTGGCCCTGGTGGATCACGACCCGAGCCGCCTGCTGGCCCGCACCCGCTCCGGCACGCTGCGGCTGTCGCAGGACTCGACCGGCCTGGCCTTCGACCTGGACGTGCCCGACACGACGGAAGGGCGCGATATCCTGGCCTTGGCCGAGCGCGGCGACCTCGGCGGCATGAGCTTCGGCTTTGACGTGCCCCCAGGCGGCGAGAGCCGCGCCAATGGGGTGCGCCAGCTTGAACGGGTGAACCTGCACGAAATCAGCATCGTGAAGGCGTGGCCAGCCTATGAGGGCACGGTGGTCACGGCTCGCTCGAAACAGGCCGAACGTCTCATGCGCATCGCTCACGCGCGGCTATATCTGGAGGCGCTGGCATGATCTGGCCCTTCAACAAGCGCGAGACGCGCGCCGCTGAAACCATCACCGCCTCTGATCCCTACCTGGCCGAATGGTTTGGTCTGCGTGGCATGGGCGGCGCTGGCGTGAACCCTGACACCCTCATGTCCAACAGCGCCGTTGCGGTGCGCTGCGTCAACCTGCGTTCGGAGATGCTGGCCAGCGTTGGCCTGTTCGTCTTCCGGCGCACCGCTGACGGCGGCCGCGAGCGCGCGAACGACCTGCCCCTGTATCCGGTCCTGCACGACCTGATGAACCCGCAAATGACGGCCTATGAGGGCCGCGAGTTCCTGATCCGCTCGCTGGACCTGCACGGCAACGCCTTCGCCCGCATCGAGCGCGACAACAGGGGCGCGGTGGTGGCCCTGTATCCGCTGGCGCCCGGCATCGTCACCGTCGAGAAGCTTTCGAGCGGTCGCCTGCGCTATCGCGTCAGCGAGCCCTCTGGCGGCGTCACCATCCTGCTGCAAGAAGAGATGCTGCACATTCGCGGTCCCTCGCGCGACGGCATGATGGGCGTGTCGGCCATTCAGTTCGGCCGGGCCTCGATGGGCCTGCGCATCGCCCAGGCGGAAACCGCCCAAAGCCTGATTGAGAACGGCCTGCGTCCCTCGGGCGTCATGTCCTACGACGAGCGCCTGACCGGCGACGCGCGGGTGAAGATCAGGGAGGCCGTCGCAGACCGCCTTCAGGGCGCGAACAACGCGGGCCAGCTCCTGATTATGGACGGTGGTGCAAAATACACGCCCCTGTCGTGGACGGCCGAAGACGCCGAGTTCCTGGGCAGTCAGAAGCTGTCCAATGAGGATGTGGCTCGCCTGTTCGGGGTTCCGCCTACGTCGGTCGGCATCACCGACAAATCGACCTACAGCAACACCGAGCAAGAGGCCCGGTCGCTGGTGGCGAACTGCCTGGGGCCGCTGGCCAGCCGGATTGAGGCGGCCATGCTGCGCTGTCTGCTGACGGATGAAAGCCGCCGGTCGCTCTACATCGAGCACGACCTTGCCGCGCTGCTGAAGGGTGACGTGCAGGCCCGCTTCGAGGCTTACCGCATCGGCCGCGAGATCGGGGTGTTCAGCCCGAACGATATCCGCCGCCGTGAGAACGAGACGCCCATCCCCGGCGGTGACGTTTACCATCAACCGGCGAACTGGACGCCGCTGGGCTCTGCCCCGGAGGCCGCCAATGGCTGATCCGATCATCACCCTGGACGAGGCCAAGGCCTACCTCCGCGTCGATTACAACGAAGAGGACGACCTGATCGAGCAGCTGATCGCGACGGCTTCGGAAAGCGCCCTGGCGCACGCCGACGGCCTGCAACCCGGCGACGACGTGCCCGAGAGCGTCCGCACGGCGGCGCTGATCCATGTCGCTCGCCTGTTCGATAGCCGCCACAACGAAGAGCAGCCCCCGGCCGCCCTCACGCTCGCTAACCGCTATCGGAGGTGGGACGTCTGATGGGGTGGCCGGTCATCAAAACGGCGAAGAGTCTGGTCTCCGAGGGCTTGGTCCCTTGGTCAGAAACCGCGCTGGTCAAGATGGCCCGCACATATGGCGTCGGGCGCAAGCACGGCCGAACCTACGTCTTCACCCCGAGCGACATCGAGAACCTTCTGGAGCGTCTGCCATGCCCCTCACCCTCAAACGACGACACGGCTCGCCATACTGGTATCTCCGCGGGACCATCCGGGGCCTCGTCGTTGACGAAAGCACTCGCACTAGCGACCGCAAAGCCGCGGAAGAAATCCGTGCGATCCGCGAAGCCGAGCTCCTCAAGCGATCGGTCCACGGTGATTCCGCTACACGCACATTCGCGGAGGCCGCGCTGAGCTACATGGAGACTGGCGGGGAAGGCACACACTTGGCCCCCATCCTAAAAGCCATCGGCCTGAAACCGCTTGCGGCAATCGGCCAAGCCGAGATCGACGCCTTGGCGAAGAAGCTGAAGCCTAGCGCCGCCCCCTCGACGCTGAACCGCCACATCTACACGCCTGTCGCCGCCGTGCTGCACCACGCCGCCCGCAAGCGGTGGTGCGAAAAGCCGGTGATCGCTCGCCCCAAAGAGCCGAAGGGCCGTATCCGGTGGGTGACGCACGAAGAAGCTGAGCGGTTGATACAAGCCGCTGCGCCCCATCTGCGCCCTCTGGTGGTCTTCCTGTTCTCGACCGGCGCCCGCATCTCCGAGGCGCTGTATCTGGACTGGCGCGACGTGGACCTCGAACGGGCGCACGTCGTGTTCCCCAAAACGAAGAATAACGAGCCGAGAGGCGTCCCGCTGCACCCGCGCGCTGTCGCGGCCCTCTCGACCCTCCCCCATCGTGACGGAGCCGTTTTCCGGCGCTCGCTCCCCACCACGCTGGCGAACGGTCGGACCACGCCGCTGGGCGATCCCTATGAGATCCGAGAGGGCGGTGGTGGGCAAATCAAGACGGCCTGGGCCGGTATGATTCGCCGAGCGGGGATCGACGACTTCTCGCCGCACGACTGCCGCCACACCTGGGCCACTTGGCACTATCAGGCCAACCGCGACCTGACCGCTCTGATGGAGCTGGGCGGCTGGAAGAGCGCCGCAATGGTCATGCGCTACGCCCACGTCAACACTTCCCACCTCGCCGGTTCGATTGGCGAGATATGGGGAAAATCCGGGGACCGGGGACACTCGGGAACCATCAAACCCAAGCACGGAGCCGCTTAG